CATTCTTCCGCTCCTATCTGGCCGGCGCCGCCGGCGGTTGGTTTATTGGTTCTGGCTGGCCGCTGCAGCCTTGCCGTATTGGTAGATGGTCCAGACGTCGTGCAGTTGGACCATCGGCGCAACGCGGCGGGCCCAAGCCTCTACGCGCATACGTTCAAGCGCCGTGTCGCAGTACCCACAGTCCAATTGGCCCCACGTTGTCTTAGACAGGCTGCCTGTGTCATTGCAGTGGACGCAGCTCATATCAAGTACCCAATCTCACGATTCCAAGCCATGCGCTCGATACGAGCCCACTGCGCCTGTTCTTCGCGGTCCTTTTCGATCTTCTCGACCTGCGCGATTGCCAGAACTTCGGCATCGGCTTCGATCACCTTGTCGCGTACCTGCTCGAACGTCAGTGCGCCGGTCACAAGCTTGTTCAGATCGTCTTGGGCAAACGCGAGGTAGTCGCCGACGTCATTGCCGACGTCGTGGATCGTCTTCGGGTCGCCTTTCGCGATCAGCGCTTTCGTGTAGGCGGCGTTCTTTTCCTTCAACTCGCCGATCTTTGCTTCGCGCCATTCCTCTTCGGACATGCGGGCGTTCATGCAGCACCTCGTACAGCGAGCATTGCGTCGGCGATCTCGTAAGCCGCGCTGGCGATCTTGGCGTTCGTGCCGATCCCCCAGGTATCGGGATGGGCGCAAATGCCCTGCAGCACCTTCGCCGCGAAGTAGTCACGTACAGTGAGCCCACCCTCGCTAACAGCCGAATACCTTGACATCGATTCCTTGTACAGCGCCTTCAATTCAGGGAAGGCGGCGCCGCCTGTCTGCTTCATGGCGTTCATGCGGCCTCCGCTGCGGCAAGGGCGGTGCGGGCACGCTCTGCATCGGCCGCAAGTTGAGTAAGTGCGGTGCCGAAGTTCTCCGGGCGCTGATCAAAGCAGTACTGCAAGCTGTTCGCGGAGACTTCCAGATTGTGCAGTGCCTCCATCAGCTGCTTGCGCAGTACTTCCGCCTCGCGCACAGCCTCGGTAGCCTGCTCCCAGCCGGTGCGGGCGTCGGACAGGTCTTGGTGAAGATTGGCGTTATCGGCTACCAGTTGGTCATATGAATTCACAGCGCAGATAACGTCCGCCAGTGGCGGAACATCCTGCCACCCGGCTACCGTCAAATCGCTATAGTTGCTGCCATCGCTGTACCAGTGGCAGTTTTCCGAAACATCACCCTCTGTGACTAATGGTTGGTCCACGCGCATGCCAATGCGAACTTCGGTGCGCGGCTCTGTGCCAAATTCGGGATTCATAGGAACCCAGCGGCGCAGCACCCACACTTGTTTGCCAGGATCGGGGAGGCGGTCGGTCAGCTTGATCCAGTTATCCATCTCATCTCCATCTGCCCTACCGGGCTCGGTATCAGTTGCGCGGCTCGGATGTAATCGCCGCGTCCTCGTGCGTCGTCGTGCGTTTGGCTGTCACATTGGTGATCCCCTATTTCCACAAGCGGCCCAGCGCTACGTTCCGCGCATGCCCTGGGCTCTTTAACCCGAACCGCTTTGCCAGCTCTCGGTAACTGCACTTGTTCATCTCGTAAAACGACCGGATCTCCAGAGCTTTGTGGCGGCTCAGTTTCGCGTTTGCGTTTTGCTCACCAGTCTGATTAATACCTTTTTTAAACACGCTGCTGCCGCCTCGACCCTTTGCCACCATGTCGTCGAAGTTCTCCTTCGGGGTGCCAGCGAACAGGTGTGCAGGATTCACACAAATTCCGTTGTCGCATCGATGGCAGACAAGCTCACCCGGCCTCAGCACGCCGTTGAACATCTGATAGGCCATGCGGTGCGCGGCTATGAAACCTCGAAACCCTGGCTTCCCAGTTACGTATCCGTATCTTCCGTTCGCGCACGTACCGGCGGTCCACTCCCAGCAACCGGACTCCCTGAATGCAACGTGTTTAAAAAAGTCTTCCATTGCCACTCCAAAAAACGATCGTCTAGTTCCGATCCGCCATCCATGCCGCGCGTCCCAAAAACCTCGTGGAGAATCGAGGGGAACAGGACTTCCCATACGCACATGCCTGCTGGCGTTATGTCCCGACGTCCAGCTGCGGTCTGCTGAAGACTTAGTGCGACTGCTCAATGTCCCTGTGCTGGTATGGCTTGAGCGGCTTGTCCAATCGGAGCGCGTCGACTTCAGCGCGCGCTTCGGTCAGCAGTGCAGGGTCGGGACGCAGACAGAGTGCTATTGCATCCACGTAGCCGCGGTTATAGATTCGGTCGTATTCACTGGCCGGATGTCTGGCAATGCGCAGGTTGTCGATCAGGATGCGCAGCGCGATGTCGCCGGGGCGTGTAGCGTTCAACATGGCTCGCTCCTCAGCGATCGCAGCGGGTGTTCTTGGCCGGGACGTTCAGTCCCCATCCAAGCTGCCTACGCACCTCGGCCGGCGCCGGCGGCACAGTCTTCTCTTGCTGGCGTTGCTGCATCCACTGCCTTACTTGAAGCTTCGTCGGGGACATGATCAACTCCTGTTATTTGAAGTTCAGGACCAAAGAAACTGCGTGTACCGCGTGATCTACTGCATCGAAAAGAAACCGGCCAAGGACCGTTGCGCCGACCAGGATCAGGACAAACAACATGGCGTAAGCGAGCGTCTTCATGGCTTAGTTGAACTTGATCGCCGGGACGTCGAAACCATCGGCCATCAGGTTCGCTTCCACGTGGTTGATGATCGGGTTGCCGCGCCAGGCCTTCGAGAAGCGGAAGCCGGTTGCGCGCATCAGCGGAACAGCCAGGCGTGCCATTGCGCGGCCGAAGTGGTACTGCACTTTGATCAGCTTCATCGTGGTGGTCATGGCTGGCTCCTTCGATTTTTTGGTTTGGGCGTACATGTCAGCATTCGATCGTGCGGCCGGTAGATACCGGGGTTCCGTTGCGCAGGATGAAAGCGGTGCACTTCAGATTCGGCTTCCAGTTGCGGAACGAAGCTGTGCTAGCTTTGATGAACTCGCGCACCTCATCGAGCGATCCGAAAGCGCCGCTGTAGCAGCCGTCGTTCGGGTTTTCGGTCTTCACGTTCACAAGGATCGTTTTCATGATCGGCTCCGTCGCGGTGGGTTCGGTAATCAGAAGTTCCAGGCCTTGGCGCCGGCCGCTTTCGCAGCCTGCTTCGCATCGGCCTTGCTGTCGTAGACCTGATCCGAGACGACGCCTTCGCACAGCGCCGGCGTGTTGGTGATGACCAGGCGGGCCTTCTTGCCCGGCATGACGAAGATGTGTGCGTATTTCATGGCTGGCTCCCGGTTGGTTGCAAGTGCTGAATCAGTGAACCCAGTTTAGTGCGAACTAAACTCAACGTCAAGCGATATATAAACCGTTTAGAGAAAAATTTCGGAGGTGATTACAACAGACGTAAAAAAGCCCGCGCTAAGCGGGCGAAGACGCGGCTGTTCAGGCCGGTTGCAGGCGAGAGGTTATTTTTGCACGCTCACGAAAGACAGGATCTTGCCTTCGATTACGCCTTTGGTCGAGCAGCCAGCGTCGTTGGGCGTGGGGAGGGCCGGAGCCTTCGTAGAGAAGTCGATCGTCTTCGAGTTCTGCCCAGTGACACGGCCGTCGTATGCCGTGACGACGGTATTCAGGCCTAGCACATACTTCGTGTTGACAACGACATTCGTGCTTTGCCCTTCAGGTGCGACGTATATGTTCGTCCGCCCCTCAAGCCTGGTCGTCCTTCTGACGGTGTAGGCGCGACCGATGGCGTCGTTCGTGTAGTACGAGCTCGAATCGGCCGTATCGTATTGAGTGGGGCCGCCAGTAAAAAGGCCGCTGGACGTTCGAGCAGTACGCCCACAATCCACGTAATCGGATGGCTTATTACTCGTAAAGGATATGTTGATAATTCGTGAGTTTTTGTCGATGTTATTTATCACGAAAAAATCGCCACTCAATTCCTTGACCATCTGGTCCCAAACAGCATCGAACGGCCTCTCCACCTTGATCGAATTGGTCACGGCCACTCGGCCTGGTGGGGTGTAGTCAGTTGTTGTTGCGCATCCGGAAACGAAGCATACAGCCAGTCCTGCCATTGCCAGACTTTTCATATCTGTCTCCCTTGACGGCATCGGCGCGTGCCGTTCGCTCATCAATACTACTCCCTGGCGCAGCAAGGAAACATTAGAAAGATTGCAAAAGTGGCATGACTCCAACAAACGTGAATTTTGTTGCACGCCCTAGGTCAACACTGGTTGCCTGCGCGATATTTCAGTGTGGCGCTCCGGTTTAGAATACTATACACTACTGTTCATCCATACAGTAGTTTGAGCCGAGAAGCCCTAGGAGGAGCGGCGCCAGTGTGTCCGGCGCACCTTTCGATATGACGCCAAGAACATCTAATTGCGTGTGCCGCGGAAGGGCCGCCAGAGCTATGCGAGAA